ATGCGACTATGGCACTTTCTTTAGATTGGGGCGAAACAGGCAAAATCGTACGTGTCGAACAAGAAGAATTCCAAAAGGATTCCGTTAAGATTTTCGGTTACGATTATGCACACGAAAAAATGAAAGGTCTTCGTGACTTATTCATTAATACTAAAACTCTATACTTATATCGCTTAAACTCTGACGCAGTTAAAGCACAATCTACTATCGCTACAGCTAAATGCGGTGGTGTACGTGGCAACGATATCGCTGTCGCTATTTCTGCCGATATTAACGACGCATCTAAATTCGTAGTAACGACATACCTTAAAACAGACGATGTCGTTAAAAAAGTCGACGAACAAACTGGTCTTTCCACACCGAAAGAACTCGTTAATAATGCATATGTAACATTTAACGAAATGTCCGCATTTACAGCACAGGCAGCTACTTACCTTACTGGCGGTACTAACGGTACAGCTGTACAAGCATCTGACTATCAGAAGTATATTGAATTGATCGAACCATTCTACTTCAACGTATTAGGTTATACTGGCACAGATACTACAATTCAAAACTTGTTTATCGCATTTGCTAAACGTACACGTGAAACGACTGGTCAAAAATTCCAAGTAGCACTTTATAACAACACTCGTGCTAATTATGAAGGCGTTATTTCCCTAGCTAACAAAGTAACAGATAGCGGTGCTGAACCTGGTGCTGGTGTCTACTGGTTAACTGGCGCCGAAGCATCTTGTCCTATTAATAAATCTTTAACTAATAAAATTTATGACGGCGAATATAACTTCAACGTGCAATATAAACAATACGAATTAGAACAATTTATTAAAGGCGGCCAAATCGTATTCCATAACGTAGCTGATTCTGCTTCCGGTAACGTCAAAGGTAACACTCGTTTGTTATCCGACGTGAATACATTTACTGAATTCTCTAAAGAACGCACTAAAGACTTCGCTCTCAACCAAGTTATTCGTGTTTTGGATAATTCCGCATATGATGTAGCTCGATTATTTAACAACTATTACCTCGGTAAAACACCTAACGATAAAGACGGTCGTATCGCTTTATGGAACGATATCGTTAAACTTTTCGAAGACTATGCTAAAGTACGTGCAATTAAAGAATTTGAATCTAAAGACGTTCAAATCCCGACTGAGGGCGACGAAAAAGGTTCTGTAGTCGTTAACTACGAAATCAACCCGACAGTCGCTATGGATAAATTGTACGCTACTTGCTACGTTAAATAAGGAGTACTAAATAATGGCACAAATGGCAACAGTTAAAAGCAATGAGCTAGCTAAATCTCGTTTAGCTACTTGCTATACCGTTATCAACGGTAAACGTTATAGCGTTATGAACGCTAAAAAACTTGAGTATAAAATCGATATCGAAACTCAAGAATTCGGCGTGCTCGGTACTCTTATCGATCAAGCCGGTCAAACTAAAGTTAAAATCACTGGCAAATTATCTCAATTTGATAACGATCCGATCTTCCATGATTTAGCTATTAAATATGCGACTAAAGGCGAACAAACTTTCTTCGATATTTACGCTACTAACGAAGATCCGACTTCCGTAGGTAACATCGGTCGTCGTACTGTTATCTTAAAAGACTGTGTATTTAAAGGTGTTAATACTGTAGCATTCGATGTCGAAGGTAAATACCTCGAAAAAGAAATCGAATTTATTGCTGGCGGTATCGAATACCCAGAACAATTTAAACTTTCCGATAAAATGGAAGGCTAATAACTAACAGGGGGGCGTAAAGCTCCCCATATTTCTTATTCATTTAGGAGAATTCACTTATGTCTAATATCAGTCAAATGTCTCTTCGCGGTTTCTTTAAAGATGGCGTTAAAAAGCCTAAAGAATTTGAAGTCGTTATTTCTGAACGTTTCGAAGAAAATGGCGAACCTATTAAATGGGTTATTAAACCATTAACAGGCCGCGAAATCGATTATATTCAAAATCAAGCTAATAAAGTATCTATCGTTAACGGTGTACCTACGACAGAAACTAACCAAGAAAAACTTAAAGAGCTTTTACTCGAAAAAACAGTTAAATATCCAGATCTTATGAATGCCGAATTACAAGATAACTACGGTGTACAATCTGCTAAAGATTTAGCTGGTGAAATGCTTACTGCTGGCGAATATAACTACTTGTTCGAAGTGATTCAAAAATACGGTGGTCTTACTACTAAAGTTAACACGGTCGAAGAGTTAAAAAACTAATCCAGCATAGTGGAGAAGACGATGGCAACCCAGAATTTGCCATTTACCACTATGCGTTACAAAAACTACATATTAGACCGGGTGAATTTGACGAAATGAGTCTTCAAGAACGAAACTTTATTTTTGCTTCGATTTTGGCTCGAGTAGAAGCCGAGCAGAAAGCCGAAGAGAAAGCTAAGAATAAATAATGGCACAATTACAAAATACCATAACTTTAAATAATAAAGTTTCTCCAGCCCTCGATGAGATAGCTAAGTCTACGAATAAGGCGGCCGAAGATTTTAATAAATTATCTAACAGCATTAATAGATCTGGTGAATCAGCTGAAGCTGCTAAAGGTAGTATGATCGGTTTCCGTGAAGTATTTGCTGGTTCCATATTAGCTAACGTAGCAGTCGGGGCCGTAAATATGATCACGGATTCTTTCCATAAGATGATCGATACTTCTGAACAATTTGCTAGTTTCGGTGCACGGTTAAATAATATTGCTGGTTCACAAGCTAAAGCAGCAGAATTAAACGATGAGATTTATGAATCTGCTCAACGTGCTCGTATGGGTTATGAAGATATGATGGAATCTGTCCTTCACTTGTCGACAGCTGCTAAGAATATCTTCCCAGACCCACAAGAGGCACTTAAATTTAACGAGATCATAAGTAAAGCATTCGTCGTTAACGGTGTACAAGGCGAAGCAGCTAAAAATGCTATGACGCAATTAACGCAAGCATTAACTTCTGGCGTGCTCCAAGGCGACGAATTCCGATCGATTGCCGAACAAGCTCCTATCTTAGAACAGTATGTAGCTGATTATATGAAGGTACCTCGTGAGAACCTTAAGAAGTTAGCTTCCGAAGGTAAAATCACGGCCGATATCGTTCATAAAGCTATTATGGCGGCACAAGACGATGTCGATGCTAAATTTGCGGCTATGCCTCAAACATTTAGCTCTCTCGGTACACAGATCCATAACACTCTTATCAGATCGTTTCAGCCATTATTCGGTTTACTAACTAAGTTAGCTAATGCTCCCGAAGTTAAAGAATTTGTAGCCGGTATCGTTAATAATATTAAATTTATAGCTCCGATTATAACGGGCGTATTTAATGTAATTATCTTTAGTATCCGAAAAGTAATGGCATTTTTCCAACAACATGCCGCTGTCTTTGGTGTATTAAAAGCTGCTATGGCTGTCGTAGCTATCGGTGCTGGTCTATTAGCGGCCGAATATGCTGCTATGGGGATAGCTGCCGCATTTGCCGCGATCAAAACAGCCGTATTAAATTCTGCCTTATTAACATCACCGATTACATGGATCATACTCGGTATCGTAGCTTTAATAGTTGTTATTTATCAATTAATTAATATGTACGAAGAATGGGCTGATACTTCCGTAAGCGTAATCGGTGTTATAGCCGCATTATTTGCTGAGTTTGGTATACATGTAGCTAATATATTCGTTGGCTTATGGAACTATATAGCGGCGTTCGCTAATTTCTTTGCTAACGTATGGAAAGATCCATTAGGAGCTGTACAAAACTTATTTATCGATATATGGAATGCGATAGCTGGTTACGTAGCTAAAGCCGTTAATAATATCATCGACTCTATTAATAAGATCCCTGGTATGGATAAGATATTCGGTGGCGCAATAAGTCATGTAGACTCTTTACAGTTAGAACGTGTCGCTATTAATGGTGGCGAAACTACTATTATGGATCGTATGGACTATATCGATGCGTCTCCTTATGTCGATAGTGCTTATAACTGGGGCGCTGGAGTAGGTCAAGGTATCTCGGACGGTATTAGTAATGCTATCGGTAGTTTAAATAATGATATTAAAATGCCGGGCGACGACAACAATGCTAATACTAACGATAAACGTGATGCCGCAACACAAGCCGCTCAAGATACAGCTAAAAATACTGGTAAAACAGCTAAACATACTGAAAAAACTGCTAAAGCACTCCAATTAACAGCTGATGAAATTAAGAACCTTCACCGATCCGTTCAAAACGACGCTATTAAAGAATGGTCTAACAGAACGATCCATATTAATGTGACTAATAACAATAAGATCGATAAAGATGTTAATTACGGCGACTTTACTACTAACTTCGCTAACGGCTTAATCGAGACTGTTAAGAGAAATACCGCGGAGGCACTATAATGTACTATTTTTATTTAAATAATATGCAATTACCTCTTGCTCCTAAGTCATTAGATATTAACTATAACAACAAAAATGAGACCATCGATCTACTACAAACTGGGGAAGTAACGATTCCTAAGCCTATGGGTTTGACGGAATATTCCTTCGAAATCTTCTTGCCTAATAATAAGTATCCATTTAATCAATCCATACTTATGAAAAGTAAGAAGGCCGAGTACTACATGAATCAGTTGATCGAAATGAAGAGAGCTGGTAAGCCGATTAATTTTATCGTCGTTCGTATGAAACCGAATGGCGAAATGTTAAGTCAGCTTAATCAACGTGTAACGATCGAAGGTCTTTCACATAAAGAAAGTCATGATTACGGATTCGATGCTTACCTCGATATCACGTTAAAAGAATGGCGTGACTATGGTACGAAGAAACTCGTAGTCGAAGAAAACAAAGATGGTACGGTTAGTACTGCTGTTAAGACAGAACGTCCTAGCGATAAAGTACCAGAGAAAGAAGTTAAATCGCCTAACGGTTTTAATAAGGCGACATTACAGCGAATCGTAAAACAACAATTCGGCGACACTAATAATTTATTTAAAATCGCCGCTTTAAATAAAATCACAGTACCTTGCTTTTTAGGTGCTAATCAAGCGTTAACTATGTACAAAGAAGGGAAAACTGAAGACTTATGGAAGAATTTAATTCAGAAGTAAAACAAGCGCCTCTTTCTATTGACTATGAGTTAACAGTACTTAAAGGTAAAGAAATTCTATTATTGGATCCTCAAGACGGGGTTACGCTTGATCGTAGCCCTGATCTAGCTCCAGCTAAATTAACGTTTAAAGTATTTAAGGATAGCTTGCTCGATATACAAGAAGGCGATCTCGTTAATTTCAAAGTTAACGGTGAACTCGTATTTGTCGGCTATATATTCGAGAAACGCCGGAACAAAGATAACTTTATTAATGTAACAGCATACGATCAATGTCGTTATTTAAGCTCTGAAGCATACTATATCTTTAATAATGAAAAGAGTGCTTCCGAGTTAATTATAGCGTTATCGGCCGATGTCGGTATTAAACTAGGTGAAGTTACTCCGACACAACCTAAGATATCGTATGTGTTCGATGGTACGACATATCGTGATATCTTCTTAACGATATTAACGTTAACTTCTGGTCAATCTTCTAAGATACCGATTAAGTCGACTCCGACTTTAGATCCGAGTCGTTATCGCGGTGGCTTTAGCGGCCTTAATAACGTATCGATGAGTGGTGAGAAAAAAGATCCTACAGAGCGATTAAGCTCCTGGGGCAACGAAACCTCAGCTCAGTTACGTGAAGCCAATAAGAAGGATACTGATTCCGATATTGTAGCTCCGAATGGTAAATATTTCGAGAAAAACGATATTCAGTACTTAATGGATAATAAGTACACTAAAGAGCAGGCCATAGCTGAATTATCTAAAACTGATAAGTATAAGAAAAAAGAAGAGAAGCCTAAATTACGTCGACCTTTATATATCGCGTATGACGATAACGGTGAATTAACTGTTAAAGAAATAAACGATATGGTAACGGATATCTTAATCGATTCCACTCAAGTAGGCGACTACGATTACATCTCTTCTATCGACAAGAATACATTTACACAGATTTTAGTAGTACGTGAAGCTAACGTTAATGATGGTGGTGTCGAAAAGAAACAGCACTGGAGAACTGGTGCAGCTTACGCTAAAGAACAGTCTAGAAAATGGGGCATACTTCAAAAAGTATTTAAGCCTAAAGAAAAAGACATTAACGCTATCGATATGGCTAAGAAAGATCTTGAATTGTTGGCTAAGAAAACTCATAGCTTACGCTTAAGTGACTGCTTA